GTATATATATTATATATAAGAAATGAGTACTATGAAATGAAAAAAGATGACACATTGCTGATAAAAATTAACAAAGAGGATAAGAAAAAGTTTATCTCTTTGTGTAAAGAGAAGGATACGTCAGCAAGTAGAGAGATTAGGGCTTACATAAAAAGATTTATCGATATGGCAGATAAACTGCAATAATACGATTTGTTTTTGTGATAAGTCTTATAAATAGTTGTGCTGATGCGGATGGTCCGGTCAGTAGACAACAACCTTGCTTTTAACTAAGGAGGCACCACAATGGTAGCAACTAAAGCATTTTCGTTTCCACGTTCACACTTCATCGGATTTGACCACGTATGGTCTGAGATAGAGCGACTGTCAGAGATGGCAGACAATAAGCTATATCCTCCACATAACGTCGTCAAGAAAGATGAAACACACTTTTCAATCGAGCTTGCCCTAGCTGGGTACAACAAAGAGCAGTTGACCGTAGAGGTAAAAGACGGGATACTGGTCGTAGCTGGTGGAAAGGGTGATGGAGAGGTTGAACGTGAGTATCTCCACCGCGGTATTTCTGCAAAGAAGTTTACCCGCACTTTTAGACTATCAGAGCATGTTGTCGTTGATGGAGCTGACTTCATCGACGGCTTACTCGTCATTGATCTGAGAGTAGAAGTCCCAGAAGATAAGCGTCCCCGGTCTATACCAATTGGAGGTCAATTGTTGACGGAGGCAAAATGAAACATTTGGCAGTAGTTGCCTTATGTTTATTTTCGACTTTTGCAAGCGCTAGTGAGATTGAAGAAGTAGTAGTGAAGGCTAGACAAGTTCGTATTGTGTTAGTAAAACTTTCTGAAAATCATCGCCAGAACCCTATCACTGGGAACTGGTACTACGTGGAAGAAAAGAAAGAAGAGAAAACTAAGGCGTAAAGTCTGGGGCCCCTCGGGGCCCCTTTTCGTGAGGAAATATCATGGCAGTGAAGGTAGTTCGTATGTTATCAGGTGAAGATGTACTTTGTGATTGTGAAGACAAAGACCACTTCTTCGAATTCCAAGATGCAGTAGTGGTTGTCCCTACCCAGCAAAGTAGTGTACAATTCGTACCGTACAGTCCATTTAGTACCAAAGATCCTTTGATGATCAATAAGGACATGGTTGTATTTGTTGCGGAGCCAGACAACAGTCTTGTTAACCAGCACAAGAAGATGTTTGGAGGAATCATTACACCTGATAGTGGAATTTTAGCATGAGTAATTTGAGAGTTGTTCGTCTTACTAATGGTGAGCACGTAGTTTGTCAACTAACACCTGGTGATGAACATACGTATATTGTAAAGCATGGCTACTCAATAGTACCAGATCAAGACAATCCTCAGCAAGTCAGGTACATCCCCTTTGCACCATTTTCAGCAACCGAAGGCGTTGTTGAACTAACTAAGAGTAGCGTGTCTTTTGTGTCATCACCAGCTGCAGCTGTAGCGGAGGCACATAGCAACATTTTGTCTGGTACATTGACTCCGGTGACTGATGAGTAAACCTTTTTATACCAGTGTAACGAGATCTGGTAACTACATTTACTTCCGTGGATATAATAACGGTAAACGTATCCAGAAGAAAGTAAAGTACAAGCCAACTCTGTACGTTGCAAGCCCTGATCCTACTGAGTTCAAATCACTAAGAGGCGCTTATCTCGGTGAGATGGACTTTGAGTCTATTCATGACGCTAGTGACTTTCTTAAACGTCATCGCGATGTTGATAACTTTGAGATACACGGCAACACTAACTTTATCCAGCAGTTCATTAGCGATGCGTTCCGAAACGTAATCGAATTCGATAGAGACGTCATTAACGTAACGTCAATTGATATCGAGGTTCAGTCTGATCAAGGATTCCCTAGACCAGAAGAAGCTAACCATCCTGTTACTGCAATTACCATTAAGAACAATATCGATAACGTGTATTACGTTTGGGGTATGGGTGACTGGGATCACAGTAGCTCTATTGTAAACCATTTGACGGTTCAGTATACGAAGTGTGCTAACGAAAAGGATCTACTTCAAAAGTTCATGGATCAATGGGCATCTAACTATCCAGATGTAGTTACTGGATGGAACAGTAGGATGTTCGATACGGTATATCTTGTTAACCGTATCAACAAGGTGCTTGGTGATGGTCATGCTAACAAGTTGTCACCTTGGATACACGATATGCGTAATCCAATCAGACAACGTACATTACAGCTTGGACAGAATGAAGTTGAGGTATTTGAGATAAACGGTCTCGAGCAGCTCGACTACCTTGATCTGTTTAAGAAGTTTGCATACAGCTATGGTACTCAAGAATCTTACAAATTAGATCATATCGCTCACGTAGTGCTTGGTGATAGTAAGATTGACTACAGTGAGTATGGATCACTCAATGCTCTGTACTTAAACGACTTCCAAAAGTTTATCGATTATAATATCAAGGACGTTGAGATTGTAGACCGTCTTGAAGATAAGATGGGTCTTGCTACACTGTGCATGACTATTGCATACAAAGGCAAAGTAAACTACGCTGATGCATTTGGTTCTGTAGGTGTGTGGGATGCTCTGATCTTTAACGAGCTACGTAACCGAGGAATCATCTGTCCACCTAAACGTGACAACACCAAGGAACGTAAGATTGAAGGTGCTCACGTTAAGGATCCTCAAGTTGGTATGCACGACTGGGTGATGTCATTTGACTTGAATAGTTTGTATCCTCATATCATCATGCAGTACAATATGTCGCCTGAGACAATTGTTGATAAGGTACATTCGTTTGATCTACTGAAACGTGACAACACAAACGGTAGCTATGAATCGTCTGTAGAGTATCTGCTTGATCAGAACAAACTGGACATCGCACCAGAGCACTGTATGGCTGGCACTGGTCAGTTCTTTAACGTCACGGAGAGAGGACTGTTTCCACAACTCGTCGACAACCTTTACAACGAACGCAAAGGGTACAAGAAGCAGATGCTCGATGTCGAGCAGAAGATACAAGACATGGGATCGTCGTACGAGCTTGAGAGAGAAGTGACGACTCTCGATAACAAACAGATGGCTATCAAGATTCTAATGAACAGCCTTTATGGTGCTATGTCCAATGAGTACTTCAGATACTATGACATTCGTATTGCTGAAGGGATTACCATCAGTGGCCAGCTAACTATCCGCTGGGCTGAAAAGCATCTCAACCAATACATGAACAAGGTGCTTGGTACTGATAACAAGGACTATGTGATTGCTATCGATACTGACTCACTTTACATTAACATGGGTGGCCTTGTTGAGAAAGCTAATCCTAAAGATCCTGTTAAGTTCCTCGACAAGGTTGCTACAGAAAAGATTGAGCCAATGCTTGATCTTGCATACAGTAAGTTAAGAGACTACCTCAACGCTTACGAGCAAAAGATGGTAATGGCTCGAGAAGTTATTGCATCGAAGGGTGTGTGGACTGGTAAGAAGCATTACGTACTAAACGTACACAACAGTGAGGGTGTTCAATATAAGGAACCTAAACTGAAGATGATGGGTATCGAAGCTGTTAGGTCTTCTACTCCAGCAGTATGTCGTCAAATGTTCAAAGATACACTCAAGGTTATCCTCGAACAAAACGAACCTCAAGTACAAAACCATATAAGAGAGCTACGCGAAAAGTTTGCAAAAATGCCTATTGAGGATATTGCGTTTCCACGCTCTGTTAACCGTTTGCCCTTTTATAAGGACAGTGTAACGCTGTTTAAGAAGGGTACGCCTATACAAGTACGTGCTGCTTTGACATACAATTTTTACGTGGATCAACATCAACTCAACAATAAATATGAGAAGATATACTCAGGTGAAAAGATTAAGTTCTGTTACCTGAAACAACCCAACAAGGTACAAAGTAATGTCATTGCATTTCCTCAAATCTTGCCTGAAGAGTTTGGTGTACGCGAGCATGTGGATTATGATACCCAGTTTGAGAAGGCTTTTGTTGAACCCGTCAAGAGTATTTTGGATGCTGTTGGTTGGGAGGTAGAACCTAGAGCCACTCTGGAGGCATTCTTCTAATGAGCGATAATATTCACAATGCGTTCGACTTTGGATTTTCAATTGTCGATGAGCAGGAGCTGGAAGCAGTACAAGCAGCTCATGAACAAGTACAATCAACTTCTGCAACTGCAGAAGACATACAAGCACGTCTTACCAAACTGTATGATGCTATACAACCACTTCTAAACAATCTCCGTCAAAGTGCTGATAAAGAATACATCTGGTGGCCCAATCGATTAGAAAAGATTGAGCAGTTCCAGGATATGTTAGATGGGATCTATAAAGGCCAGTAATGGGTCTCCTAACTCTTGTTATGGCGCTTGCTATCTCTGGTGTAGCAGCGTGGTATAGTATTGCTGGTCTAGTTGCTATCTTTTCTGGAGCAGCGACTGCAATTATTATTATGGGTGGTGTGTTGGAGGCAGGTAAGCTGGTCACCGCTTCGTGGTTATACCGCAATTGGAAGCAAACACCTTTTTTGTTAAAGTCCTATCTTACATCAGCAGTGGTTGTGTTGATGTTTATCACCTCAATGGGTATCTTTGGTTTTTTGTCAAAGGCACACTTGGAACATTCAATATCAGTAGGTGGCACTAATGAATTACAAATCACCAACTTGGAACGCCAGATTGAGAGACAGCAATCAATCATTGCTGATGCAGAAACGGTACTCACGCAACTGGATCAACAAGTCTCTGTACTCATTGAGTATGACAGAATTCGTGGCCCTACAGGTTCGATTGCGGTACGCGAAAGTCAATCAGATGAGAGGCAAGCACTCAACGAGACGATCGATGCTGCGTACATTCGAATTGACGAACTTCAATCAACCCTCACGCCGCTCCAACAAGAAAAGCTGGCGATTGAGGTCGAAGTTGGTCCTTTAAAATATATTGCTGAACTAATCTATGGAGATCAAGCTCGTGACTTTTTTGATGAAGCCGTACGTTGGGTTATTTTGCTTATTGTGTTTGTATTCGACCCACTTGCTGTTCTTTTGCTCATAGCAGCCAACATGACATTAACTCAACCCAAGTCTCCTAGACCATTAAGAGAGACTGAGGCTGTTGTTGTTAGTGAAATTGACGGTGACTGGTTAACTAGTAAGGTTGAAGTCGAGAAAGATGATGTTACCGAGTCGACAATTATAGATAGTACACTGTCCAAAGAGCAGTTAAAAGACATGCTTAAAAGTGTTGATCAAAAGCTAGTGGACCTGTATACTCACCGTAACACTATAGAAAATAAACAAGAGAAGCGTTCTCTGCAGCGCTTCAAGAAAAAAATTATAGACAAAATTAATGCACTGGAGGAAACTGATGAAAGTGCCAGGTAATTTAAAACTTTGGGCGATATCTCAGATACCCGATGAGTATGAAGTAGATTCTCAACAGTATCTTGATCATTTATCTCAATCCATCTTAGACAAGATTAGTAGCTATGGTTTGATCGGCCACATTGAAAGGAAGATTGATGATGGTGAGCTGACATTACCAGAGGGTATTACTAAGAGTCAAATTGTCAATAAGGACAAGAGCAGCACCGCAGCTATTGAATGTCACGATCAGTGGCTTCAAGAAATGCTTGATATTAAAGTATCCCAGGATCCAGATTTACAATAACTGAGAGAATATATTATGAGTGATTTTTTTCGTGATATCGTGAAACAACTTAATGATGAAAACACCACCATTGCAGAGGATGGATTAGCAAGTGCTGAGTATAGTGGTAACATTGATACCGGTAGCTATATCCTAAACGCTGCTCTTAGCGGTAGTATCTTTGGTGGTGTTCCTAATAACAAGATTACAGCGTTCGCTGGTGAGTCTGCAACCGGTAAGACCTTCTTCGTGATGGGTGTCGTCAAGAAGTTCCTAGACGACCATGCAGACGGTGCTGTGTTCTACTTTGACACCGAGGCAGCTGTTACCAAAGAGATGATGAAGCAGAGAGGTATTGATACCAATCGAGTAATCATCAGTGAGCCAGATACTATTCAACGGTTCCGTCATACAGCGCTTCAGATTCTCGACAACTACAATAGTACGTCTGGTGAAAAGCCACCTATGATGATGGTGCTTGATTCGCTTGGTCAGCTGTCTACTACTAAAGAAGTTGAGGACACAGCAGCTGGTAGTGAGACTCGTGACATGACTAAGGCTGCTACTCTCAAGGCTACGTTTCGAGTACTTAACCTAAAGCTAGCTAAAGCCAATGTACCAATGTTGGTTACTAACCACGTGTACGAGGTCGTAGGATCTTACATCCCAACTAAAGAGATGGCTGGTGGCAGTGGTCTCAAGTATACTGCATCTCAGATCTGCTTCCTATCCAAAAAGAAGGAAAAGGATGGTAAGGATGTAATTGGTAACATAATCAAAGTACGTATGGCTAAGTCTCGTCTTACTAAAGAGAACAAGCAGATCGAAGTACTGCTGACGTACGATAAAGGTCTTGATAGGTACTATGGTCTTCTTGAGCTTGCTGAGAAATATGAGATTGTCAAGAAGGTAGCAAATAGGTTTGAGATGCCTGATGGTGCAAAGGTGTATGCTAAGGCAATCTTGAAAGAGCCAACTAAGTACTTTACTGATGAGCTACTAGCACGTATCGATGAAGCTGCTCGTATGGAGTTCACTTACGGGTCTACAGACGACTACGAGATCGAAGAAGACGAACTAGCAGTATGACACCTAAGTATGCCATCCTTGAAGCTAAGGATGATAAAAGCGTATGCCCTATTATGATTGTAGAAGGTGAATACGAGAACGTAGTATACACCTACGATGTAGTTAAGATATCTGAAGATGGTGTCCTTTCCTACTCATACAACATCCTCAAGGGTGAGGCAAGTGGTAAACATTTCGAGAATACACTAGGTGACATTCTAGTGCAAATGATTGAGGATAAGGTTTTTGATGACGATAGAAACGAACATTCTTAGTCAGCTAATTCACAGTGAGCAGTACGCTCGTAAAGTACTTCCGTTTCTTAAAGAAGAATACTTCCAAACGATTACTGATCGGTTACTTGTAACTAAGATCAAGGAGTACATGGAGAAGTACAATGTACCTCCATCTAAGGATGCGTTATACATTGAGTTAGAGAATACTGACTCACTAAGTGAAGCTGACTATAGCAACACCGTATCACAGGTCGAGCAGCTAAAGCAAGACGACGATGTAAACGAACAATGGCTTATTGATAAGACTGAAGAGTTCTGTCAAGAGAAAGCCGTATACAATGCCATCATGGAATCAATCCACATCATTGATGGTAAGAATAAGAACAAGACCAAGCAAGCCATTCCACAAGTACTATCGGAAGCACTTGCTGTGTCTTTCGATAACCATATTGGTCATGACTTCATAGAAGACTATCAGCAACGATTTGACTTCTACCATCACAAAGAAGAGCGAGTGCCTTTTGATCTTGATTATATGAATAGGATCACC